ATAGAGGTTGAATATTGAATATAAAAAGGTTACAACAATACCGGAGAAATTATGGCAACTGACAAGGCTTTACCGAACGTAAAGCAAACCTTAAATATACCTAGCCCACAGGACGTAGAACTGGAAGAACAGAAGAAACTTGCAGAGCAAGTTGAAGCGGGTGAACCCGTTGACGTTCAGCCGAATGAAGATGGCAGCGTAGACATAAATTTTGATCCAAGTGCCGTGAATCCCGGACAAGACGCCGGACACTTCGCGAACCTTGCAGAACTTTTACCCGACGATGTCATTGATCCACTGGGAAACAAACTTTATTCAGATTACAGCGACTATAAAACATCAAGAGCGGACTGGGAAAAAGCTTATACCAGCGGACTTGATCTTTTAGGATTTAAATACGAAGACAGGACCGAACCTTTTAAAGGAGCATCGGGCGCAACGCATCCGGTACTTGCAGAAGCAGTTACCCAGTTTCAGGCTTTAGCTTATAAAGAATTATTACCGGCAGGAGGACCTGTCAGAACTCAAATTATAGGAATGACTCATCCTGATAAGGAAGCTCAGGCTTTAAGGGTCAAAGAGTACATGAACTATCAGATCATGGACCAGATGAAAGAGTACGAAGCAGAATTTGATCAGATGCTGTTCTATCTTCCTCTATCAGGCTCGGCTTTTAAAAAAGTTTACTACGATGAACTGATGGGACGAGCGGTTTCTAAATTCGTTCCAGCGGATGACATCGTGGTGCCTTACATAGCAACTTCTTTGGATGATTGTGAAGTTATTGTTCATGTCATTCGAATGTCGGAAAATGAATTAAGAAAACAGCAGGTAGGAGGATTCTATCGGGACATTGAATTGAATCCTACTTATATGGCTGAAACAGAAACAGAGAAAAAGGAAAGACAGCTTGAAGGAACGACTCGTGGCAAAGATGATAGAATGTATACTCTTTTAGAGTGTCACGTGAATTTAGATTTAGAAGGATTTGAAGACAAAGGCCAGGACGGTGAATCAACGGGAATCAAGCTTCCTTACATTGTAACACTTGAAGACGGCACCAGAAAAATTTTATCAATTCGAAGGAATTATGAAGTAGCGGACCAAACTAGAAAAAGAATTCAGTATTTTGTTCATTTTAAATTTTTACCGGGTTTAGGATTTTACGGATTTGGTTTGATTCACATGATTGGTGGATTATCAAGAACAGCAACAGCTTCTCTTAGAGCACTATTGGATGCAGGAACATTATCCAATCTTCCAGCAGGATTTAAGATGCGTGGAATTAAAATGAGAGATGAAGCTCAAGCTTTGCAACCAGGCGAATTCAGAGATGTAGATGCTCCAGGAGGAAACTTGAGAGATGCATTCATGACCCTTCCTTTTAAAGAACCTTCTGCAACATTACTGCAACTCATGGGGGTCGTAGTCCAAGCAGGACAAAGATTCGCATCTATTGCGGATCTACAGGTAGGCGATGGGAACCAACAAGCAGCAGTGGGAACGACCGTAGCTTTGTTAGAAAGAGGAAGCCGAACAATGTCGGCCATACATAAAAGATTATACGCTGCAATGAAAAGAGAATTTACGTTATTAGCAAGAGTTTTTAAATTATATCTACCACCCATCTACCCATACGATGTTGTCGGAGGCCAAAGGCAAATTATGCAAACGGACTTTGATGACAGAGTAGATATATTGCCAGTTGCAGATCCAAATATTTTCTCCCAAACACAACGGATCTCACTTGCCCAAACGGAACTGCAATTGGCAACCTCAAATCCATCCCTTCATAATCAATATGAAGTTTATCGAAATATGTATGAGGCTTTGGGAGTTAAGGATATTGATTTAATTTTGAAAAAACCACCCCAACCAACGCCAAAAGACCCTGCTTTAGAGCATATTGACTCTTTAGCGGGTTTACCATTTAAAGCTTTTCCAGGACAAGACCATAGAGCGCATATTACGGCGCATTTGAACTTTTTAGAGACCAATATGGTCCGAAATTCACCAATGATAACTGCATCATTGGAAAAAAACTGTTTAGAACACATTTCTTTGATGGCACAAGAGCAAATTGAACTAGAATTTAGAGATGAATTGCAACAATTAGCTCAAATGCAGCAAAATCCGCAAATTCAGCAAAATCCACAGTTGCAACAGCAAGCAATGCAGTTACAACAGAAGATTGAAGCAAGAAAAGCGATTTTAGTTGCTGAAATGATGGAAGATTTCATGAAAGAAGAGAAAAAAATCACTTCTCAGTTTGGAAATGACCCAATTGCCAAGTTAAGATCAAGAGAACTTGATATTAGAGCACTTGACAATGAACAAAAACGTAAAGAAGCTGAAGAAAAGATTAATTTGGAACGTATGAAGGCATTAATGAATCAAAATGTTCAAGAAGAAAAACTTGATCAAAATGAAGAATTAGCTAATTTAAGAGCAGATACTTCATTAGAAAAACAAGAAATGGCAAATCAAAATCGATTAAGAGTAGCTAGAATGAAGCCTAGGGGAGGAAATAGTGCCTCTAACCGATAAAGGTCAAAAAATTAAAAAATCTATGATAGAACAATATGGTCCTAAAAAAGGAGGAAGTGTTTTCTATGCTTCTGCTAATAAAGGGACTATAACAGGTATTGAAAAACGAAAACATGCGAATAAGGGAGGTCTAATAAGTGGATTTCCTAAATTAGCTAAAACAATATAGGAGGATAAAATGGCTTGGAAAGGTTATGCACCACTAGGAAAATCGAAAACGATTCCTACACCGGATGCAAATAGAAACAATAAACCGGTGGCCGTGAGCAAGGATAAAAAAGATAAAAATCCTGTCACAGGAACTCGTGCTGCTCGATCACAAAAACCAGTAACTTGGTATTAGTATGTGGTTTAGCGCAATTAAATTAGCTCTTAACGCTGGAAGTCATATTTATAAAAAGCGTCAAGAAACAAAAATGGCTATGGCTGATGCACAGCACATGCACGCGCAGAAGATGGCCCGAGGCGAGGAATCTTACCAGGGAAAACTTTTAGAGGCACGGCAAAATGACTATAAAGATGAGGTTGTTTTAGCGATTCTCACACTGCCGATTTTGGTGCTGGCATATGGGGTGTGGTCAGACGATCCGGCAGCTATGGACAAGATAAATCTCTTCTTTGAACATTTTAAAGCCCTTCCCAGTTGGTTTACCAATTTATGGATACTTGTATGTGCTAGTATTTTTGGTATAAAGGGCACACAAATATTCCGAGGTGGAATAAATAATAAGGAGAAAAAATGAGAAACGACAATAAGTCATGGAAAAAAGGGGTACAAAGAGTTGGTAAGCAACTAGGTGGTGCACTTGCTGGAGCTCGTGGCCTATACAGCAAAGGTAAAAGTGTTGTAAAAAACAATGTTTATAAAAAGGGCGGAAAAGCAAAATAGTGGCCAAGAAACCTATTAATTCAAAATATAAATTTGAATACGTGTTGCCTAAACCGCAACCATATATAGGAACATATATAAAAGGTGATTTGGCTGGAGTAAAAGTATCTAATCCAAGTTACAATAAATATTATAAAGACATACTCAATGGACCCACTCGTAATCGTAGCTAAGCTACAAAAACTTTTAAGGGAGAATCTTCAAAGAATTGGCGATGCCATGATTAGTGGAGGTGTTGACAATATGGAGAAATATCAGTATATGTTAGGACAGGCACGTACTTATCAGTACATGCTTCAGGAAATCTCTAACCTGCTAAAAGCTAAGGAGCAAAATGATGAACAAGGAAACGTTATCGACATCGGAAAAGGAACTCCCAAAACATAGGGAAGCCCTACAAGAAAAATATAAAACTTTTGAAGAAAAAGAACCTTTAAATCCAGATAATATTAAAAACCAAAAATCCCAGTTGCCCGTTCCTAGCGGATGGCGACTTTTAGTTTTGCCCTTTACACCTAGAGAAAAGACCAAAGGTGGAATTTTAATAGCACAAGAATCTTTAGACAAATTAAGAATTGCCACAAACTGTGGTTATGTATTATCGATGGGTCCGTTGGCCTATCATGATGAAGAAAAATTTCCAACGGGACCGTGGTGCAAGGTCGGTGAATGGGTCATCTTTGCACGTTATGCAGGATCAAGACTACCCATAGAAGGTGGCGAAGTGCGCATCTTAAATGACGACGAAGTTTTAGGAACAATACAAGATCCTGAATCCGTGCTTCAACATAATTAAACATAGGAGGAACTATGCCAAAAGAAGAAAAAACAGTTGATATTGATTCTTCAGGACCAGATACTGAAGTTGAAATAAAAGAAGATAAAGAAAAGGAGTTAGAAAATGAAATCACTCAAGACAGTCCTAAGCCCGATGATACATCTGAGAAACTGGATGAGCATGTGGATGTTCGAGATAGCAAGGACGATAAAGAACCAGAAAAAAAGGAAGAAGTAAAAGAAGAAAAAAAGGAAGAAGAAAAAAAGGAAGAATTAGAACAATACAGTGAAGGTGTTCAAAAGAGAATTGCTAAGCTAACGAAAAAATGGCGTGAAGCGGAAAGACAAAAGGAAACTGCTTTGGAATATGCTAAAGGAGGTCAAGTTGAGCTTTCTCAATTAAGAACACGAATGGCGAAATTGGAGCCTAGTTTTGTAACCGCTATGGAAAATAAAGTTACATCAGGCCTAGAAGCAGCTAAAGCTAAACTTGCAGCAGCAAGGGAGGCTAATAATATCAATGCTGAAGTTGAAGCACAAAAAGATATTGCTAAACTAGGTGTTGAAGAATCTAGGGTAATAGCTTTAAAAGCCAGGGTTTCTGAAGCTAAAGCACAGGAAGTCAGAGCTCCTACTTTAGATCAGGCGCTGCAACAACCGCCAGCAGACCCAAAAGCAGAGGCATGGGCAGATAAAAACGAGTGGTTTGGAAAAGATAATGCCATGACTTATACAGCTTTTGATTTGCATAAAAAATTAACTGAGCAAGAAGGTTTCGATCCTCATACTGATGACTATTATGCTGAAATAGATAAAAGAATGAGACTTGACTTTCCGCATAAATTTGATAGAAAAACATTATCGGAAGGAACGACTAAACCGACACAAACAGTAGCGTCAGCGACGCGAAGTGTTCAACCTGGTCGCAAAACTGTGAGACTCACATCATCTCAAGTAACTATCGCTAAAAAATTAGGTGTGCCACTTGAAGAATATGCGAAACAATTAAAAATCACGAAGGAGGCATAAGCATATGACTAATGAAAAAATCAAAACTTCCCGTGCGAGCCAAACCCGAGCAAAAACTGCTCAAAAAGTTGTTTGGACTCCACCATCATCTTTAGATGCACCCCCTGCACCTGCAGGATTTCATCACAGGTGGATAAGAGCCGAAACTATGGGCTTTGACGATACAAAGAACATGGCCGGCAGATTAAGATCGGGATATGAACTCGTAAGAGGAGATGAATATTCAGGATCAGAATATCCAGTGATGACGGAAGGTAAATACAAAGGGGTAATCGGAGTTGGTGGCCTATTGCTGGCAAGGATACCAGAAGAGGTTGTCAAAGCGCGCGATGAGTATTTTAGAAAAATTACTCAAGACAGAGACGACGCGGTTGAAAGCGATCTTATGAAGGAACAGCACCCAGGAATGCCAATCAATGCTGAGAGGCAGTCCCGTGTAACCTTCGGTGGTACTAAGAAAGACTAATTTATTAGCGATTCTTATCCAACGAATTTAAATTAATCGTAAACTACGAATAGTAGTTTACAAAGGAGAACAATATGGCAAATCAAGACGCAGCTTTTGGTTTTAGACCTTCAAGACATCTTACGGGTGGACAAATCAGAGCAGAAGAAGCTAATATTGCTAATAACTACAATACAGCAATTTATACTGGTCAAGTAGTTGAAGCAGTAACAGCGGGTGGTGTTGAAGCAGCAACAGTCGGAGACGTGCAACAAGCAGGTGTTTTCGGCGGTGTGTATTATACCGACCCAACAACAAGTAAACCAACATGGAAAGCATACTATCCAGCGAGCACAGCTGCTGCTGATATAGTAGCTACCTTATATATGGACCCAGACATTGTGTTTGAAGCACAACACGATGGCACAGGTACAGCAGCTCTGAACTTTGCTTCAGGGAACTTTGTAGGTGTGGGCGGAAGTACTACTACTGGTCAATCGACTCAGGAACTAGATACTTCTTCATTTGGAACCACTGCTTCAGGACTTAAGCAGATTGGTGTATCTAAGGATCCAGACAACAGTGATACAACTACAGCAAATTGCAACGCATATGTTGTATTTGGCACTGGTGAGAATGTATTTACATTCGCAACAGGTATATAGGAGTATAAATTATGGCAATATCAAGAGCACAACTAGTTAAGGAACTAGAGCCAGGTTTAAATGCACTATTTGGCCTGGAGTACAAAAACTACGCTAACGAACACTCACAAATTTTCGATACAGAAAATTCAGACAGAGCTTTTGAAGAAGAAGTTATGTTATCTGGATTCGGAAATGCGGGTGTAAAACCTGAAGGTTCAAGTGTTAACTACGACGCAGCAACTGAAACTTTCACGGCTCGTTATACGCATGAAACGCTTGCTTTAGCGTTTTCAATTACTGAAGAAGCGATTGAAGACAATTTGTATGACAGACTCGCGTCTCGTTATACAAAAGCATTAGCTAGATCTATGGCTAACGCGAAACAAGTTAAAGCGGCAAACGTTCTTAATAGAGCGTTTAACAGTTCATATACTGGTGGAGATGGTTTAGAACTTTGTTCAACAGCACACGTTATTGTGTCTGGTACTGAACAAAATGAACTATCAACTGCAGCAGACTTAAACGAAACTTCATTAGAGCAAGCAATGATTGACATTGCAGCGCTAACTGATGAAAGAGGTTTAAAAATTGCAGCTCAAGGAAGAAAAATGGTTGTTCCTTCGGCGCTTCAATTTACTGCTGAAAGATTATTAAAATCTGTCGGTAGAACTGGAACAGCTGATAATGATATCAGTGCTGTTGTATCTTTGAATGTGATTCCACAAGGTTACGTGGTCAATCACTATTTAACAGATACAGACGCATGGTTCATTAAAACAGATGTACCAAATGGACTAAAACACTTTGTTAGAGCACCAATCAAAACCGCTATGGAAGGCGATTTTGAAACTGGTAACGTTAGATACAAAGCTAGAGAAAGATACAGCTTCG